GCGGTTTTCGCGGAGGTGTTTGGCACACCTTGCAAGTGCATGATCGACCTAGTTCCTAGCGAGGGATTGTCTCTGATTGATCTCAAGACCACCCAGAGCATCGAGAGTCTCGACCAGTTGACATCGCTGGTCATCAACCGGGGCTACCACTGGCAGGCTGCGATGTACATCGACCTCTGGAACCTAGCCTCTGGAGAGAACCGCAACGAGTTCATCATCGTCTTTATGGCAGTTGACCGTCCTTTCGAGATGGCAACCGTCCTGCTCGACGAGGACTTCATCAAGTTGGGCCGCGAGGGTTACATGCAGGCACTAGCCAAGTGGAACCAGTGCGTACAAAACAAACATTTCCCGCCAGCAATTGACGGGCTACAAACAATCTCCCCCCCAAAATGGGCATTAAAACAAAAGTAAACAATGAGCAACTACGACAACACAAATACGGGAATTCTGTTCAAGAACGATGTGGGTGACAACCCCAAGCGTCCTGCATATAAGGGAAAGATCGACATCGAAGGCAAGGAATATCAACTTGCTGGTTGGCTCCGCGAGGGCAAGAGCGGCAAGTTCATCTCGCTGAAGGTTGACGACAAGGCTGCGGCTAAACCTGCGGCAACAGAAGAGACCGACGAGATCCCCTTCTGATTCCCATGCATGAGTGGTGACATGCGTACTTCATATCCCTTGGCCCGAGGGTTCACCACAGGGCAATTCACTTTCATGAGACTTATCAAACGCACGCTAAATTTTGGCGCAAAAACCAAGGTCAAAAACCCTGATATCATCCGTGAGGAGAAGGATTTGAGGTATGGAACGCCTGTCTATAATTCGACGCAAATCAAGGGTGATTTCTACCGGGTCATTCCAGCCAACGCAAGGGAGGTGGCATACCTCCGAAACCTAGAGCATCGGGTTGACAAGTTCGCCCCAGCTAGAGGCAACGGCATCATCGTACGCTGCTCCGCCATTGACGCTGTAGCTAATCACGCATAACAATCACCACCAGTGTGCAGGTGGGTTCTGTCCCTTGGCCCGAGGGTTGCACGCAGGGCAAACACTTTTAAATGAAAGTCACACATGTCAACGACCTCACCACCGACGAACTATGCGCCGAGCTTGATCGCAGGATGTCGAGCAATAAAGCGTACCGCACGATTAGCATCGTTGCGGATATTTTTGGCGTACACCCAAGTCAAATCTTCGCCTACGATAAACAGGTCGCACCCTCGCAGGCTAGGACGCTCGCAATGGCACTCGTCAGTGAACATCAAACGCTTGCGGAAACTGCCCGGATATTTCAGCGGAAGAATCACACTACAGTCATCTCAGCCAAACACAGGGCAGACATGCTCACTAGGGAGAATGAGTCATTTCGCACCAAGGCTAAATTTGTCCTGCAACGCCTAAAAGCATGAAGACCTCACCCACACAGCTAACCCTTAAAGAGCTACGCAAGGCCACAGACTGCGTGCAGGTGGTCGAGCATTGGTGTCAGTTCTCCCGCCGCCGCAAGGATCTCTTCGGCTTCGTGGATGTGCTGGCATGCGCTGGGGAGGAAACCATTGCCGTCCAGACCACTAGCTGGAACAATGTGTCAGCGAGGGCAAAGAAGATGTCCGAGTCACCATACCTAGACTGCCTCCGCCGGGCAGGGTGGAAGATCCTAATCCACGGCTGGAGGAAGAACGAGAAGACCAACCGCTACGAACTTAAAGTCCTAGACCTATCATGATCATCGACCAAATGACAGCTGCTGACAGGGTTGAGTACCTCGAAAACCTGCTCAAAGTTTCGCAAACTACGCTTGAGTCCGTGACAGCGCAACGAGACCTCTGGAAGGCCGAGGCGGAACGCTGGAGAGAGCAGGCAGGTGAAAACTTCCAAGTGACGGCATGGAAACAACTTATCGAGCAGGAAAGGAACAGAATGCGAGGACTATGAAAACCATTGACCAACTTATCTACGACATCCAATACCAGTTCCCGCTTTGGCCAAGCACCTATAGCACATGCCAGCGTGACGGGTGCGAGAAGGCAGCTAGAGGTGGTAGGGTTTGCTTGGACTGCCTAGAGGATGATCTAGCATCACTCACAAACAAGCATGACGCAGGAGAGTTTGTTGACGCATGCGAACACCTATCACGAATCAAACACCGCTTGATCAATGCATAACGACATCGCATACTTTTTGGTTATTGCAATGGTGGCCGCATTATTGTTAATGCCACCTAACAACAACACGCATGCCTAGGTTTGTCCGCAACCCAACACTAGCCGAAGATGGTCTCCCGCAGGAGATGTACCTAGATGTCCGCCGCGCATGCGAGCGATGGTTGCTAGCCAATGACCCATTTTTTGCTGACGAGAATAACTATAAAACATGGAACAAACGACATGAACAAACAAGCACTGCTAAAGGTACATACGGAAACATGCCGCCAAGCATTGGCGATCATGGATGTAAAGAATAACGACTACTCTGGAGGCGAGTCTGCGCATGATGCGCTTGCTAACTTCAAAGCATCAGAGTCACTAGGACTGCACCCGATCACTGGGCTGCTACTACGCATGCAGGACAAGCTGCAGCGGCTGAAATCGTTTGCTAATGACGGCAAGTTGGCTGTACCTAACGAGTCCGCAGAGGATGCGTGTCTCGACCTTGTGAATTACGCTATTTTGGCCAAGGCATTGATCATCGACGAGCGTGGATTTGCCTCCGAACCTGTCCCAGAACCATCGAAATTGCCCGATTACCCCGGCCTCGACGACGAATTGGAGTAGGAAAATTACTAGTGTTTAAGCGGGTTGCAGCGGATTCTGGAATTATTTTCAGTAATTCTGCATTTTTCTGTTGAGTTTATTCCACATGTGTGGGAAGTTCTTCTCGTCGCCGCGAGCGACACCCAACAGAACCAACCAACAGAACCAAACAACATGAAAGCACTAATCCTCCTCACCCAAATCCTCGCCTGCTGCGCCATCGGATGGTTCAGCGTGAAGGCTGCAATCCTGCTCCACACCTTCGTGCATAGCTACTAACCAACAAACAACCATGAAATCGTTCCGACTAGAAAACAAAAACACACTTGGATACTTGGAACAGCATCCACTTCCACTACCGATAATCCCACCACCCCGCCGCCAGCGTTATGTCCGCTGGGATCGGGTGGCAATCATCGCCGCAGTCATTGCATGGTGGGTTGGACTCATCTGGTGTTACATTCAGTACAAAGGAGGTGCAGCGTGAGTGAAGAAAAGTTTACACTGCATCCAGCTTGGGAAGCTTATTGGAAGTTGGAAGTCGACCTGACAACTATGACCAAGCAACGCGACAATCTAGTTGACGTGCTAGAGTTGTTGTTGGATGGGCTATTGACATACGCCCCGGACTATATGCACGGGTTGCCAAAACAGCACTATGTTGACGAGGCAATGGAAGCCCTCGCCGCCGTGAAAGGAGGGAGCGATGAGCGCAGGCAAGGGTGACTCCCCGCGCCCGGTCAACGCCGAGGTTTACGGGCAAAACTACGAGGACATTTTCAGAAAAGACAAACCAACACCACAACCAACACCACCATGCAATACGACCGAAAAATAAAGATTGAGATTATAAACGAGGGATCACGAATGGAATTCGTGTTTTCACGCGATGCGGATCTTGCCGAGATCGTCACCATCCTCCGCACGCTCATGACCTATATGTCATGGCATCCAGACATCGTGGAGAGCATGTTCAAGCGAGAATTCATCGAAGACAATAGCATTTAACAGAACCATGAACACAGAACACAACGAATGCCCTACCTGCAAGCAGGACTGGGTAGCACCAACGGACTACGAGTGCGGATGCTGCGGTAACCAAGCATCAGAACACATCAGCGTCACTAGCCTGTGCCGAATCCTGCGGGAGACGCAGCAACGGGAGCATGCGCTGATCGTCGAGAACAAGAGATTGCAGGAGCAACTTGAGGAGAAGGAATTGTACATCCAGCGTGTCATCACTTGGCCATACGATGCCGATCCATTCTGCTCGCCCGACCATGACAACGACTCTAGAAATTACCAATGACAGAACCAATACGCTGGCGTATCTGTGCGACCTGCGGACTCCCGAAAGCAATCTCAGAGTTCCGCTCGTCGCCCAGTTGCCACAAATGCCATGACAGAACAACCAATAACCGCAAGAGGGCTAATCCTAGCCTGTCTGAAAGAAGCGTACTTCCGCAGACTCAAGAGGGAGAAGCTAGGATCGACACCGAGACTCACGCACGAATTGAACCTGCTTGAGCTAGCCATACAAGACATCGCAGAACAAATCTATGAATCAGAACAAAGCCAAAGTGGGTCGTAAGCCACTACCCGTTGGTGAACACCGCATCGCCTCCAGCATCACCATGTCACCAGAGGCATGGGCAATCCTCGACCGCATCTGCGTAGAGCATTTCCGAGGGGCGAAGAAGACTAGGAGCCGGGCAGTAGAGCATTTCGTGCGAAACTGCGAGAAGTACCTGTACCTGTACGAGGCATGAGCATCCACTACATATCACAGGCATGGAAGACACCCGTAGCCGATGCCAAGGCTAAGCTTGTCCTGCTGAAGCTAGCGGATAATGCGAACGATCAGGGTGTGGCTTGGCCACATATCGAGACCATTGCCGCCGAGACCGGGTTGGCGAGGAGCAGCGTGTTCAAGGCATTGAATGCTCTGGAAGAGAGTGGCATCGTTGAGCGTCATCGTGGACGAAACGAGGTCATCTACACAATCCAGAAGTCCGTACTGGAGACCTCTAGAAGTCCGCAGCGGAGACCTCTAGAAGTCCGTACTGGAGACCTCTCCTATATTAAAGAACCGTCAATAGAACATATAGGGACAACAAACAATCCAGAGACACCACAGAAGAGGTTCCAAAAACCATCCGTGGCGGATGTTCTAGCCTACGGTTCCAGCCTCACCCCAAAGTTCCTCAAGGCCCAACAATTCATTGACTACTACGAGTCAAAAGGCTGGGTTGTGGGCAAGGCTCCGATGAGGTGCTGGAAGTCAGCTATCCGCACTTGGCAAGCCCGTGACAAGCAAACCACCAAACCACAAACCTCCGACCAGTTCGGAATCTAACCAGAAACATGAACACAGAACAAACCATCCCATCCGCCCACACTTCCGAGAAGGCAGTAATCTCGTCCGTCCTCAAGGACGCAAACCTGCTCAAGCGTGCAGCCGCAGACGGCATCACCGCACATTCATTCCACCACCCAGACACTAGGACACTCTGGGAAGCCTGCCGCGAGCTTCCAGCCAGCGACAATAACCAGTATGACCTTATCTCGCTCATCCAGCACCTAAACGAGGCTGGAAAGCTTGATCGCATTGGTGGCCCCGGTCAAGTGGTCGAGTGCTACAATTACGCACCCACACCCGCAGGCTGGACGCAGTGGGTTTCGACGCTCAAGGAATTTCAAGCACGCAGGCTTGCCCAGCAGGCCGCAAGGCAGATTGCCGATGCCGAGGATGCCACAAGTGCCATTGCCTCATTCCGTACAACCCTCCAAAGCCTTCAGCAGGTGGTGAGTGGAAAGCAGAGGTCAATCGACGCAGAGAAGGCATCCAAGCAGTTCATCACCAACATGCTCAAGGACTACAATTCGGGTGGGTTGCCCGGCATGTCCACGGGCATAGCCGAGTTGGACGAGATCTGCGGTGGCATGCGACCGGGTGAGTTCTGGGTCATTGCCGGCAAACCAAGTCGTGGCAAGTCTGTCTTGATGCTCCAGATCGCCAGCAAGTTCATCGCAGACCAAAGACCAGTGGCAATCCACAGCTTGGAAATGATGACCCACGAAGTAATCGGCAGACTCATCTCGACCATGACTCACACGAACTACGGGTCAATCACCCAGCCTAGGACAGCGGCGAAACACGAATTGCAGAAGATCCAGACAGGCGTGGAGCAGATCAGTTCCGCTCCTCTCTGGATCGATTCCAGCAGCAACCAGAGCATAGACAGCATCGCGGCAGAAGCCGAGCGCATTCGTGACCTGCATGGCTCCCTCGACCTTGTGGTCGTGGACTACCTGCAACTGATCCGAGGATCACGCTCCAGCAGAGAATCACGCGAGGAAGAGGTTGCTAGAGTCTCTGGAGGACTCAAGCAGTTGGCCAAGCACCTCCAATGCCCAGTCATTTCAGCATCGCAACTCAACGACAACAATCAGGTGCGAGAGTCTAGGGCTATCGAGCAGGACGCTGACGCTCTTCTGTTCATTGCCGAGGATGGGCTTAAGGTGGGCAAGCTACGCAACGGCAGGCGTGATGTAGTGCTGCCGCTGCGCCTAAATGGTCAGTATCAGGAGTTTGTCTAACCCCATACAGCCAACATCTTCCACCAAACCGCGCCAGATACCCCCTAGATTGCCCCAGAATCGCTCACACGGCGTCTGGGGCTTTCTTGTGGGTGTTGATCCCATATTGGGGGTCAAAGCGATTGTAGGGCATTCTGGTGCGAAGTAGGAGTTGGGACTAGAATTTATTCTGGCATCAAGTGGATTGGATGTCACCGAAATCCGTTTCGGGAACATGGGGAGAATCCCAGGAAAATGGCGGGATTTGCATGGGGAATCGTTCCCACTTTCCGCTAGAGAATCACAAACACGCACGCGAGGGTCGATCGCCACCACCATATCTTGTGTCCACCCTGCAACTCAACACGGCAGCACGACCAGATTCCACACCCAATCCCGTGGAACACCGATAGATGCTGGCGATTTCCGTGGAACAGGAGTAAGCATTACTAACCTTGTAACCGCTTGTAACAATAGACATGGGGCGGGGGGAGTCGATTTTGCCGGGGCGGAAACAAGCGGGGCCGATTAACCCCAATTTCGAAAATTTTCCAATTGGCCCCCTACACCAACCTAGCCTCGTATTCCCTCATCCACTCGTTTTCCTTGTTGCGGATGAACTTCCCCTTGCCCGGCCAAGCGGTCTTGCCCTTGAGCATTAGGTGCAGGAGTTGCTGGGAGATACGGAAGAACTGCGCGGCCTCGGTGGTTGTGCTGAAGGTGGTTTCTGACCCGTCTGGGTTTGTGACGATGACCTTGCGAGCCTTGGCGTTATTTGCGCCCTGCTTTGCCAGCGACATCTTGCGTTTGGTTTCGTCGCTAATGACTCTGGATTTGATCATTTTTGACATGGACTCGCGAAACTCTGGGTCTTGCCACCTTGCGATCATGTCTGGTCGAGCGTGCGGGCCGAATGCGTTCTGTGAGATGTTTGCGATGACCCACAGGTTTGACTTCGCAGCCTCGTCCAGCAGGGCTTGCTCTGCGTGGCGCAGGATGGTGCGTAGCTCGTTTGGGCAGTCTACTGGGGCGATGTACTGGTGAGGGATGAACGAGAAGTCCTGTGACCCGTCGAAGGCTTGCTGGAGGTTTTGGTTCGGGTGGATTCCCCGCTCAAGGTCACGCTTGTGAGCGGACTTCCTTTGCTGGAAATTTGAGCTTGATCCGATGTAGGCGGTGTTGCCGCATTTGACGATGTAGGTTCCGCAGTTGTTGGACATGCGGTGATTGTGACAAATTATATCCTATTGTCAAAAGTAAAATTCATTGTCTCACATCTAACCCACTATCCCCCCTAACGCCGCACGAAGCAGACATTCCCGTACTAGCGCATTTTCGCTCACAAGCCCCCAATCCCACCCAGTGTTCCCGACTGGGAACTTGCCAAGCGTGAATTCCCACCGCACATTGGCAGCACCACCCCGCGCCTCTGCAAGAGCGTTTGGTACTCGGCACGCGAACCCGTGGGTGGCACTTTACTTACGCTTGACTTATGGCTCCTGCGGTTGGGATCGAACCAACGACCTAGTGATTAACAGTCACCCACTCTGCCTCTGAGCTACACAGGAATTTTGCACCGCTGGGATTTGAACCCAGTTCTCCGATTGTGACAACGGCTGCTTTGTCCGTTAAGCTACGGTGCATAAAGAACCTCCCTTGGTGCGCATCGTAGATAGGCGTGGGAGGTGTTGTTGGCTGGATGCTATTGGTTTACCAGCACCCTGTCAACCCCACAAGTTCCCCCTTGACGCATGGTGATTCCCTCCGCATTTGAGAAGCATGCCCGACATGGTGTTGGGCTGATACTTTATTACGATTATGCCTAGAGGCGATTCATATCAATTACAAGGCCAAATGGGTGGCATCGTGCTTACTGGTGCTGACAGCGCGACTGGTCTATTCCGTTGGATTCAAGCAATTACTGACAGTGTAATTGAGTCTGGTGCTGGTGAGACTGCTGGTAACTTGGATGACATTTCCAACCTTGATGGCAAGACGCTTGCTGCTGGTGCTGGCATTGGTGGCATCTTTACCAAAGTTCAAATTAGCTCTGGTACAGTTATTGCGTATTACGCCTAATGTCGCAGTTCCGATCCACTGGCGGGATGGATGACTCGATTGCCGAGGATGGTGATCGTGGGTTTGTCGGCGTGAACCAGCGGTTGCAGCTAAACCAGTTGAAGCCCGGAGAGGTGCGTGAGTCCTTGAACGGACGCATGGAGGGTTACTGGAAGCCCCGCAAGGTGGTGGTGTCTAGAACTGGGGCATTGACCGTTGGCGGTGAGCCATTGCAACTTCCATTCTACTTAATCGATGTTGCAAAGACCATCTCGTCAGCGACATACGCATCCAATGTGGTAACGATTACCATGTCCGCCAATCATGGGTTTGAGGTGGGTTCTAGCGGGTATGCTGTAGTAGCTGGACTGACCTTTACTGGCACTAACAACAATGGAAACAAGGTGCTGACTTATGTTTCAGCGAACCAATTAAGCTTCCCCGTAACTGGGGTGACTGCGGTTTCCGGGACTGGCACACTCTCCCAGATGCCAATTAACGATGCAGCTAACGCCAATGTCCGAGCCTCCTGCTTGTTCAGCGATCCCAACTCCAACAACAAGGAATATGTGATTGTGGCGTTGGACACGGTTGCTAAGAAGATTGACTTGGCTGCTGTTGAGTCTAATTCCGCCTATGTTCCAGAGAATATCGCATATCCAGCTGGAACTGCCTTGGGTGCGGATACCGACATGATTCAAGTGTTCGACAAGGTGATGCTATTCCGAGAGGGGCAGCAGGCGTTGGAGTGGTATCCTAATGGTAGGCCCATTCTTTCTGCGTCACAGAGTGGAACCACCGTTACGATGAGCGTCCGTGAACACGGGCTTGTGGCAGGAACATCTGTGGTTGTCGCTGGTCTAACTGGTGGCACTCCAGCCAACGGAACATTTACGGTTCTTTCTGGCGCAGGGCTAACTCAAGACCAGTTCCAATATACCTTTACTACAAGTCAGACCCAGACCTTTGTGGTAACTGCCGCCACCATGACTGACGGATTCACCTTCTCTCCGGGCGGGGTTTACACTCAACCACAAGTATTTAACTCTAGCGGTAACCAAGTTTCGGTTTCTAATGGAGAGGTTTCCTTAAACCTTGGCGTATCCAACAATACCGTATTTGCTGGTGATGTCATTAGGGTTTACGAAAGCACGGTTCCAGAATTCTCTGCAATTGTTGGAAAAGACTTTCAAGTGTCGTCTGCAACGCTGACAAATATCAAATTCTTTGCGCCTGTGGCAAACATCACGGCAAGTGGTTCCACTGGTCAGATTGAGTTTGGTGGTAGGTTCAGCGAGGGTGGTGGGTTTATGCATCAACCGGGTGCGCCTTGGGGTGTTCACTTTCAACGCCGCCTGTGGGTTCCGTACTACTACGACCAGTCCGGGGCTTACAACGCAGTCACCTATACAGACCGCAAGATCACAGACGAGATTGCCGTATCCGACATTCTTGACACCACGACCTTTGACCAGATCGAAAACCAGTTTCGTATTTCTGGTGGTACTGCCGACTATGTGGTTGGGATGCACGGGTTCTATGACGATGCATTGATTGTCCTCAACAGGAACAGCATCCACCAGATTAAGGGGACTCAGGGGACGCTTCTAGACACTAGGGTTACTGAACTAACCTCCGAGGTGGGCTGCTTGGCTCGCAAGTCCGTGGTGATGAGAGCTAATACCATGATGTTCCTGTCGGACGATGGAGTGTATGGTGTGGAGTTCCTTAACGATTACAACCTTCGCGGGGCCGAGGAACCAATTTCCAAGAACATCCAGCCTTACGTTGACAGGCTCAACAAGGATTTGTCCAACAAGTCAGTTGGAATCCTGTTCGATAACAGGTACTACCTTGCGGTTCCGCTGGATTCCGCTCCGGGCATTAACGATGCTCGCGGGAACAACTCAATTTTGGTGTACAACTTCCTAAATGGAGGATGGGAGTCTCTAGATACCTTTGGTGACACTAGATTCTTGATCGAAGACCTTATTGTTGGTTCAGCGGGGGTGCGAAACAACCTGTATGCTGTGACCGCTAACGGCGGGTTGCACCAATTAGAAGCGTTTGATGATAAAAATGATACCATTAGCGTGTCTAATATCTATGATGTTAAAACATCTGTACCAATTCTGTCCAAACTAATCACCCGTGGTTACGACCTTGAGACATTGGAGCGGAAAAGGTACACAGACTCGCAGATCAATATGCAGGGGTTGCCGAGCCAGAATTCTGAATACCTAATTGAGTTCGCCGCTGAAGACCCAGACAACTCATCGACTATTGGGACTACCACTCAATTTCTTGATGGACAAATCCTACAATCAACCAACCCATCAGAGGCTGAAACCGCAAGCATTAGGTGCAGGCTTGGTGGCATTAGAGGCTATACAGGAACCATGATCTTGACAAGGACACAGGGTTCAGCCAAGATAAACTCAATCAAAGTTGCTGGATCAGTAACAAATAGACAAATTATCTCACAGAAATAAGTTATGGGCGCGGTTAATACAACTTACACTTTTACGGCTACTGACACGATTACTAGCACGAAGATGAATAACATCATCGACGAAACCGTGATGACTGCTGATGCCGTGCTTGGTGGATCTGGTGGAAGCGGTGGACTGGATATTGCGTCTGGCAAGTTGAGCATCTCTGCTAATGCCATCAACTCAAGCCGACTTGCGACAGACTCTGTGACATCTGACAAGATTGTGGATGGCACTATCGTAAATGCTGACATAAACGCATCAGCAGCTATTGCTGGAACAAAGATTTCGCCTAGTTTTGGTAATCAAACAATACGGCAAGATGGTGCAAGCGCACAAATTGTACAATACAATGCAAGCTCCGGTTCAGTAACAGATTTTGGAATTGGTACTCTTACTGGAAATCAAAATAGTGTTGGTATCAATGTTGCAAATTCAACTGGCGTATTGAGTCTTGGGACAAATAACACAGAACGCATGCGCATCACCGCAAGTGGTAATGTGGGGATTGGAACAAGTAGCCCGATAGCTCCACTTCATGTCCAAGGCCAGTCTGTAACAAATGCTGATCCAGAGTTCGCTATTACTGGGTCATCTGGATATATCCATTTTCACAATTCTCTTGCTTCGGGGTCGTTCAATGGAATTGTAGCAAGCGGTGATAAATCAATTATTTTTAGTGATGGGTCATCTGGCACTGGTGCTTTTGTAATTGCACCGTGGCAATCAAACACAAGCGGAATAAGAATAAATTCATCTGGCAATGTTGGTATTTGTAAAGAATCTCCATCTACCGCTCTGGATGTAAACGGAACCGTAACCGCGACCGCATTCTCTGGGCCGTTGACTGGCAATGTGACTGGTAATGTGACTGGTAATGTGACTGGCAATGTGACTGGCTCGTCTGAGTCGTGTACTGGTAACTCTGCTACTGCTACACTCGCAACAAAGGCATCAACGCTTTCTAATGGTGGTGGCAATGGTTCTGCAATGACTTTCAACTGGAATGGCCAATCAGGTCAACCAGATTGGGTATGGGGATCAATCAACGCTAGTGGTGGAGCGAACCATTATGTTTGGAATCCAGCTAACTTTAGCGTCAACTACGCAAATAGTGCAGGATCGGCAACCACCGCCTCCACCGTAAGCAACTCCGCTATTACCGCAGCCAAGCTAGATGGAAACCAAAGCGGAGATCCTCCAATTTTCGGGGTTAGAGCGTGGGCTAACATTAACGGAACATTTGGTTCGGTTTCAGTTAGACAGGGTGGGAATGTATCTGGAGTGGTAAGGAATCAACTCGGAAGATACACTATTACATTTTCAACACCCATGCAGGATACAAATTATGCAATCATTGCATGGGCTAGAGATGCTAATGCCACTGATAATAACTACTTTGTTTCGGCGGCATCTGACGCAACAAAAACTAATGGGTCTTTCCAAATTGAGGTAAATTCACCGGGTGGCACTGTAGATTCACCAGAAATTGGAATCATGGTCATTCGATGAACCAGCACCTAGCTAAAGCAATAGAATAAAATTATGGGACTTGGAGATTTTATAGGAAAAGCCATTGATCCGTGGAATATCACTGGGATCAACGATAAGCCAGCGTCATTACCAGCGGCTACTGACATTTGGAAGGTTAACAAGAAAACTGGGCTTAACCTAGCTGGGACGCAAGTAAAAGGTGTGGAGGGATATTACAACCAAGCATTGCCATCCACGATGCGCACTATGGATAAATATGGTGGGCAATTCATGGATCAAGGCTTTAAGTTCGGTCAGCAAGGAGTGACTGGATTCCAAGGACTTCGTGATCTTGCCGCTGGCGGAGAAGCGGATGCAATGGCTCGCCTTCGTGAAGCAGAGCTTGGCACAATGACCGATCAGGCTGGAATGACCCGTGGACTCATGGAGTCACTTTCCCCAGAACAAGCGGCACAGGTCAAAAACATGCAGGATCTAGCAAGCCAAGCAGCGGGTGCTGAAGGGGCTTATGCTGGACGCATGGGAGAGGCACTTGGGACATACGGGATTCGTCCGCAAGAGTTCGGGTCAACTGTCACTAGTTCCAACCTGTCCCCTACCGCAACACAGCGTGGGGTACTTGGTTCCACGGTTACACAGGGAGGTCTACTTAACCCCACCATCCAAGCCGCAGAGCAGGACGCTGCAATGGCAAACCAGATGGCACAAGA